CATGTAAACACCAGCACCCCTAGCATCAGACTGTGTTGCATTCATTAATATATAAGAATTAACCCAACCAGTATCACCACTAGATTCAAGTTCTAAAAAGTCAGTTGCTACAACTGAGCTGTTAAAAGTGGCTTTACCAGCAAGAGACATATCAAGCGTAAGTGCTGTTATAGCAGAACCACCATCATCACCCTGAAATACAATATCTGCATCTTCGGTATCAGCTTTGATTGCAAAGTTAGCAGAGCTTTTTTCAAATCTTCCAAACTCAGTACCGCCATCTCTAAGAATTAAAACTCCGGAATCAGCATCAAGAATTATACTACCAGCCACATCTGCTACAAAATTATTGTTAGCAGTTGTGTGATATAAACTCACTTGTCCAGAATCAAAATTAATAACACCAGAGTCAGGTAGTTTTATATCGTGGTTAAATGTAGCTGTACCAGCGGCAGACATATCTAAAGTAAGAGCTGTTATTGTGCTACCCCCATCATTACCTTGGAACTTCATATCTTTATCTGATACTTCAGACCTTAATATAAAATTATTACTACCATCATGGTTTATCGCACCAATAGCAACACCGGTATCGTAGAAATAAACATCATTACCTTGAGCATCTAATATTATGTCATCAGCACTATCTATAACAACATCTTTACCATTC